ATTTTTGGAGGGTTCTCCAAGATTACAGTCAAGAATTATGTGATGAGTTATTGAAACTTAAGCAGCAACATCCTGAACCTGTATCCGCAAAAAATCTATTTCTCGAAGCAAAACAACTGGTTAATAATTATGATCAATCCCACCTACGTCGTGCTTGTAGCTTTTACATTATCAATAAGTGCTCTTTTTCTGGTCTCACTGAGTCCTCATCCTTTAGCAGGCAGGCATCTGTCTCCAACTTCTCAGTGCGAGGAATTGAGAAACTAAAGGGATATTCGGAAATAATTCAGAACTGGAAAATTACTAACTGGTCATATGAGGGACTTTTTACAGACAATATACGTTGTTTTATATATTCTGATCCACCCTATGATATCAAAGATAACCTCTATGGTAACAAGGGAGATCTGCATAGGCGTTTCGATCATGATCAGTTTGCTGCTGATTGCGACAACCACCTTGCTCGTCAGTTAATCTCATATAACTCCGCTCAGATGGTCAAGGACCGCTTCAAAGACTGGATGACCTGCACTTATGATCTTACTTATACTATGAGGTCTACAGGCGATTACATGAACGAACAGAAGGACCGCGCTGAACTCTTGCTATTTAATTATGAGTAAAACTGAACTGAAGCATTGGTTGAATTCTATCAATCATGAGAAACAAAACATCATGACTGATGAGAACAAAAATGAATACCCACCATTCATTGTTAACAAGTGTCTGTCTGGTTTTATCGATACTATCATGGTATCGAATGAGATTAATATCAACCACCACCTGTCCAAGAAACTACAATATGAATTTTTACTAAATATTGTCAGACCAAAACGGAGATTTTCTCCGTGGTTAAAAAAGGAAAAAATTACAGATCTGGAAATAGTGAAAACTTATTATGGTTATAGTAATGAGAAAGCACGATCCGCTCTTAGTCTTCTTTCTGACGAACAGCTAAATTGTATTAAACTTAAATTGAGTAAAGGTGGTAAGCAATGACGACATCAACTGATATCGAAGTAACATGGGAACCCGCCGATATGGTGGAGGTTCTTCTTAATGAACCCGATGATTTTTTGAAGGTGAGAGAAACGTTGACACGTATTGGTGTTGCTTCTCGTAAGGAAAAGAAACTATATCAATCTTGTCACATTCTTCATAAGCAGGGTCGTTATTATATCGTTCACTTCAAAGAGTTATTTGCTCTTGATGGTAAGAGATCTAATCTTACATTGAATGATGTGCAGCGCCGTAATCGTATCACTCAACTTTTAGTTGATTGGGAATTGATTAAGGTTCTTAAGTCTGAAGTAATTGAAGATGTATCACCACTGAACCAGATTAAAGTTATTGCTTACAAAGAAAAAGTCGAATGGACGCTTGAGGCAAAATATAATATCGGTAAGAAGAAGGTGGTCACAACTACTGAAACATAAATAGACTTGAGACTCTTTTCGTGCGGTCTCTACGAAAGTCGGAACTTACGAGCACCCTTGACAGGGTGCTTTTTTTATGCTATAACTAGATTGTCTGCAACGCATTGCACCGCAGGCATGATGTATTTACTGAATTAAAATGAAAGACACAAAAAAAGGATTCAATGATAGTGGTTTAATTAATCTAGAAGATTATAGAAACCTTATACCTAGGGACCAAAATAACGCAACATACTTGCATATTGAATGGTTAGATCTATCTACTGTAGATTTGACTGATGAAGAATATTTCAATACTGCAATTAGGTCTGAGAATGCTGAAGATTTTCGTAACAGAGTTGACTCTATTTCTATCTCGTATAAACAGAAAGGATTTTCTACGAGATACTGGCCACCTTGTTTTGGAACTGATGGCAAACCCAGAGATGGTCGTGGACGTATCACTGCAGCAATTGAAAATGGTGAACGGTTTATTCCAGTTGCAAAATACATGTATGATGATGATAGTATAAGGAATACTATTACTAATGGTATTATCGCAAATCAACATGATCCTGCATCACGTCCAGGAATGGAAGATTTTATTAACGCAGGAGTTCAATTAATTGCCAACGGTGAATTAGATAATTTTAAATCTGAGGTCACACATTGGTTGTATAAAGAAGCAAAAGTAGAATCTTTTGTAAAGAAGGAAGGTGGGCATATCACTAAAATTATCAACGCTATTATGAAGCGAGGTGAAAATGGTGGCGATCCAATTATAAAGAATATGGATAGTGAAAGTTGTCATGCATGGATTACTAAAAATCTTAACATCAAGAATCGCAAAGATTATATCTTGTCGTCAGTTGATAACGTCTCATATATTAATAGAACTTGGTGTGAAGGTATTTTGCCTTTGATCTTGAAATCAAAAACACCTATTGACATTATCTTATATACTTCAGCAAAGGATGAACAAACTGCTAGAGAAAATACCAAAAAATTTGTTAAATCGGTTGATAAACATTATGAAAGTTCATTCAAAATGATTAACGAGTCTATCAATGGTATTACTCTTTCAATTCCTGCGAAGAAGGATAGACCATATAGGTTCCTCGGTGCGCTACCTCAAATCGTTGGTAAGCATTATACTCTTGGTGGATCAGAAGTGAAAGAATTGATTTGTATTGAGGATTATTGATAACCGAATAAAAAACTACGGGGTTCCCACCCCGTTTTTTATGTTTTGTGCTATAAATAAGTATGGATGCCTTTGGGGTCCACAAAACACAAACTCGCTTTTTAAGGAGCTACTATAATGGTTAAGTATAACATTGCGGATATTGATGCGCTATTGAATGATGCATCAAGATTTGGTATTGGTATGGATGAATGGATCCGCAGATTTGCTACAGTCCATGAATCAGATGCAAATTATCCACCACATAATCTTGTTAAAGAAACTAGTATTGATTTTAGATTAGAGCTAGCACTTGCTGGCTATGTCAAAGAAGATATTAAAGTTGAAACAGAATCAAATAAATTATTTGTTCAATGCACTAAACCTGGAGATTGTAATAAAGATCATGAGTATCTGCAAAGAGGAATTGCACGTCGTGCATTTACCTGGAGTAGAACTATTGCTGATGATGTTGAGGTCCGAAGTGTTGATCTCACCAATGGTCTTCTTACGATTAGATTAAAGAGAGTTATTCCTGATCACCAGAAGAAGAAAAAATATGAGCTAACGGGCAATTAAAATCACACAAAGTATGGTATAATATATACCATATCTATTCTCAGAAAGTAAATGTCCTACACCATTACCCTCAAGACCACTGAGGGTGATCACACTATCCAATGCGAGAGTGATCAATACATCCTTGATGCTGCTGAAGAAGCGGGAGTTGACATGCCTTACTCCTGTCGTGCCGGTGCTTGTTCTACATGTGCTGGTAAAATTATCAGTGGAACAGTTGATCAGAGTGATCAATCTTTCTTGGATGATGATCAGATTGAAGCAGGATTTTTACTTACGTGTGTGTCTTATCCCACATCTGATTGTGTAGTTGAAACAGAAAAAGAAGAGGAACTTTACTAATGTCTATCACGCTTCGTTTTAAAATTCTAGATGCACTTCGTGCTGATGCTGTCGGTAACATTGCCAAAGCAAAAGCTAACGTAGAAGTTTATCTGGAAAACCCTGTAGGTATCGGTGAGCATCCCGATGTACTTGCTGCCATTCAAGATCAACTTGATATCATCGCTCATGAAGAAGAACGCATTGAAGTTCTTGATAAGCACTTTGCCTAAATAGAATTGAATATCGTCGTCGCAGAGGGCCCTGGTCACAGTCAGGTAACCCTCTTTTTTCTTGCTTATAAATATAATTAAAGTCTGTCCTGATGAAAACATATAGGGATTTAAAACTTACTCTCCGATACAACCAGCAATTAAATCCTAAGATCTGGGTCGGTGAAGCAATGAAACCTGAAGTCAGGCAGGGACTAGTTCGTATTGCCGAGGAGTGGGCGGAGTTTGCAAATATTCCTAGTGGTGCTATAATTGATGTAGTGCTAGTAGGTGGCAATGCCAATTACAATTATACTAAGTATTCTGATCTGGACCTTCATCTCATTGTTTCCAAGGAAGACATTGCCGATTGTCCTGATCTCATTGATGATTACTTACGAGACAAGAAGCAACTCTGGGCTCTCACCCATAATATTCAGATCTATGGACATGATGTTGAACTCTACGCTCAAGATAGAAGAGACCCAACCCCCTCAGGTCAAGGAGTATTCTCCCTGATGAATAGTTTGTGGTTGCGTCGTCCCACATACCAGGAAGTAGATCTTTCAGATCCTAATATTATTAATAAGGTGAGACACTACATGGAGAAGATTGATTTCCTGATTGACAATAGGGCAGACGACCGTGAGGCATTTGAGAAGTTGAAAGAGAAACTGCGTGACATGAGATCATCTGCCATCCAACGCGGTGGTGAGTTTGCTGTAGAGAACCTTGTGTTTAAGGAACTACGCAACCGTGGGTATCTCGATAAAATGTCAGCACATCTAAGAAATCTTAAGGTTGCCAGCTTGTCAATCGGATGACCTCATGCTATGATGAGGGTTGAATTCTAGGAGTTTATGTCCATTCAATTAGTTCTCCTCAAATCTGGGGAAGAACTTGTCGCTGATGTTAGGGAGATCGTTGATCGCGATACTCAGGAATCTATCAGTACAGTGTTAATCAAGCCTGTCCGTGTTACAGTGGTGCAGCAAAGCGTCCTCACTGAGGGTGCTAATGAACCATCTGATAGTGTTTTGAGTTTCGTTCCGTGGCTCGCTACTTCTAAATCAGAGGAGTATTTCATTAAACAAGATTGGGTAGTCACTATCTGTGACCCCCAAGACAATATCAAAGAAAGTTACATTCAAAACGTAGGAGTTCGCGATGACAGTGAAAGTTTTATTGCTGAAGACGGGTCAGTATCTGATTTCGGAGATTGAAGAACGTCCAGATGAGGAACCTGATTGTATTCTCATCAATCCTAAAGTGGTGATTGGATTTATTCCAGATTTTGTTATGGAAAACTTTGTTCCATATTCACATCAAAAGCAGATTCCTATTAGGTCTACTGATATTATTACTATCGTAGATCCTATGGATAGTCTGCTAAAATTATATAATGATGCTATTACTTGATGGATTTCTATACTAATGTTGCTATTATCAATGATACAGTTTTGTATCGTGGTTTTAGTGGAGGTGAAAGGGTAGAGTCCCGTGAGAATTTTTCTCCGACTCTTTATGTCACATCAAAAAATCAGACCAAATATAAAACTCTTGAGGGCAACTGTGTAGAACCC